GTTGCCATTGTATTATTGTTTTATATAAATATTTAATTGTTATGCCATTCGATAACCTGTGTATATGTTTTGCGCGGTACCTGTTTCCATTTGTTGACCTACAACTGTACCTAATTGTCTACCATCAACGTGTAATGCAAATTGTGGTGTTGGTTGTGGTCTATTAATTAAACCGTTTACAGTATTACTAAGCGCAGATATTGCATCTGTTATAGCGGATGTATTAAAGGATGGTTGTGTAGGTCTATTAATGGATTCTCTATTAATATTAGGTGATACTGCTAATCCATCTCCTACAGTTGTTACTGCTGTTGCTCCAAATTTATCAGTTATTGTAAATGGACCTTTACTTGATGGTGCTATACCATCACTAACATTTTGAGTACTACTTGCCTCACTTTTAGCACTATTCATTGCTGCTACGGCTGATGCTATGCCTGCTACAATCCCAATAGTAGCTAAACCAAAGGTTATAGCTTCAGCTGCTGTAATTTCAGTTACGGCTTTTGCTTCTGATAGGCCCAGTAATGTTATCATTTTAGGAATTGCTTGTACTATTCCTTTTCCAAAATCATAAATTCCCATCACCATTTTACCTGCAACTAAACCTGCTATTGCTCCTATTATTGGTTTTAAAACTAAAGCATGGTTTACTAATTGAGCAAACCCACCAACTAATTGCCCTATAGGACCTGATACTATACCTGCTAATAAATCTTGTAATTTTAATATAGTATTGTTAAAGTTTTCTTGAGCAGATAGTTGTTCTGCTTGTTTTTGTAGGTATACATCTAATGATAAACCTGATTTTTCAAAATCTTTAAGTTGTTGAGCATTTAATTTATTTGCTTCACTACCATATTTGTTAATAGCTTCTTGTTTCATTAACATATCAGCTAATTCATCTCTACTCATACCAAAAGCTTCAGCTAATGATTTTTGAGCAATAACATTCATGTTTTGGAAATCAGCTAATGAACCTGCTTGTTTAGAAATTTCTTGAGATAATTCTGCTTGTGATCCTGTTAATGCTAAATAACGAGCTTTTTCTAAATTTAGTTGTTTACCAGTTAATAATTGTGCTTTTAACTGATTTTCAATTGATGATTCCCAATTTAATAATGAATCACCAACTTTATCTACTTGTTGTAAAGTAAGACCTAATGCTTTAGCTTGTACTACTGCTGCCGCTATTGCTTTAGGATTGTTTTGAAATTTAACTAATATACCTGAACTTAATCCAGCTATATCTTGTAATATTTGCTTATCACTAAAGTGAACTTTATTAGCCTGTTGAGCTGCAAAAGAAGATGCACGAATTTGTTTTACATATTCCGTAGCACTTACTCCAGCTGCTGCTGAAAATGAGGTTAATTTACCTGCTTCTTGAGCTGATAAACCTACTATTTCTGTTAGTTTAGAAAAAGTAGCTAGTTCCTCATTACTAAATTTAACAGCAATACCTAATTGATCAGATAATTCAGATTGTGCTTTTATTAGTCTATCTGTAGTAACAAAACTATCGTTAGTAGCTCTAGAGTATAATACAAACTCTTGTCTTAATTTATTTGCCTCACCATAACTAACACCTAAAGATTTTCCTAAGTCAGTTACTTGTTTATTGGCTTTTAATCCTTGACTAATTAAAAAAGTCATTACAGTAAGAGGATCAGTAATAGCTTGTCCTATTCCTTTAGCTAAACCACTAGCGGCCGTTAACATCACTTTAAAAGAATTACCGCTTTTAGCAGCTTCTCTCATATTATCCTTTAAATCCTCAAAAAATACACTACTAATTCCTAGTTTACCTAAACCGTTTACTATTCCGTTAACAGCGGCTCCTGTTAAACCTAATGTTTTTTGTATTTTTTTTTCTTGCTCTATTCTTTCATCAGTTGCTTTGATAGTTTTTGATAAATAATCTCCTACATCACCTGTTAACTTACCTTGTATATCAAATAAACCATTTAATTCATTTAATTTTTCAATTTCACTTTCTGATAGTTCTTCTAATTTTGATTTATTTAATAGTTCTTCTTTTAGATTTTTTAATCTATCAATCTCAATATTAATTTTGGTTTTATTATTTTTTAAATCTTTTAAATTTAATTCTGTTATACCTTTTTGATCATAAGATAAAGTTTTAACTAAAGAATCTAATTTACCAAAAGATTTATTAATGTCTCTAGATATTGAAGAACCTTTATTTAAATCTCTAACTATATTTATAAGTGTTTTAGACAATGAATCAAAACCATTTTCAGCCTTAGCAGCTTCTTCTTCCCATTTACTTAAAAGTTCATAAAATACTTTAGCATTTTTAGCTAAATTATCTATATCATAACCCGTTCTATTTAATATAGCCGCTAATTCTTTTGCACGAGCTATATCATCAGGAGAGGGAGCAGCAGCACTACCATCAGTAGGTGCATAAAATAAACGTGGATTAAAGTTAAGTCGCATGGATATAAATATTAAAAGCGCCTATTTTTTAGGCGCTTTCGTTGTATATGTCGGTTGTTTTGGAGCTATGTCTGGGCGTGGTATATCTTTACTACTTTTATTTTTAAGCATATTGTTTTGCTTATCCATTTCCTCTTTTTGTTTTTCGTAATGTTCTTTTAATGTTTCAAAAGTAAATTTACGTAACCAAATAGGCATATTATATATAGTATTCCAATCATAACCGCCCTGTCCATTAAATACAATTTCGTGTATTTGTTTAAATAAGAATAATCTATATTCCTGCGTCAGGCCAAAAAAAGTTAAGTGAAATAGGAAGATCTATACCCTCCCCTGTATAGTCTTCATCTTGTGGGATAAATTTCATGTTAACATCTGGTGATACTTCAATATAATATTTACGTAATGCTCTAGCATCAGGTGCTAATAATGCATTATCAACAAAATTACGAATTGATTTAATATCACGATCACCATTAACTGAAGTGATCATGTATTTCATTCTTGTAGTTAAATCTGTTGAGCTATTTGGGTTGATTTTTTGTAAGCCTTTAATCTCAGCATCAATTTTTTGTTCATCACCGTGTGTTAAAATCTTAAATGTAACTACATTTTCTGATTTTGGTAATGTGAATGTAAATTCATTTATGCCTGCTTTAAATAAAGATTCATCAACTGCTTTTTCAGTTAATTGTGTTAAATCAACAACAACTTCTTTACCACCATATGTAATGGTGTAATCTTTACCATATCCTAAAATACGAGCAGCAATTAATATTGCATTTTTATCACCAACTAATAAATCATTGTAATTAATGTCAGTAACAATAAGTGCTTGTAGCAATTTATCAATTACTGTACCATTTCTAAGATAGTTAGCATTAGTAAGAATATCTTCATGAGCCGCCGTCATGTAACGCATTTCAATTTCACCTTTAGCAAGTGGTGATTCTTTAGGATACAATAAACCTTTTGAAGGTAATGTAACTTGTTCGGTTGGAATTTTAAATTCGGCCATATAACGTTTTTATTTGTTGTATATATAAATATATGCAAAAAGAAAGCGTTAACCAAATAGGCTAACGCTTTTCTAATATTATATTGTATATCTTAGAAGTTCAATACGCAATAATCCATAGCGATTGTTGCTGTTAAGTTGATTGCTGCTTCATTAGCCCAATCGTACTCACCAAAAGTTGCTGTTTTTACATAAGCACCTTTTACAATCCATTCACCTATGATATCGCCTACTGGACCTAAAATATCTAATGTTAAGTCTTTTTTATAGAAATCAGAATATCCATCACGACCTGTTACTGATTCGTGAGCCAAACGAGCCCATTCCATTACGGCTTGAGCACCAGATGGTGTTACGGGATCATATAAGTTTAAAGTCATATCATTCCAACGTACTTTACCTTTTACTTTACGGTAAACGTTGATATGATCTAAGATAATTTCACCAGCTTCGAATCCTGGTGCTGTTGCACTCTTAATCAAGTATGCTGGAATCCCATCTACATACATGATAAAACGATTCTGAACTTTTGGTTCAAAAGCGGTGAACATGATTTCGTTAGCGTCTAATACTGCCATTTTATGTTAAATTTTAATTGCTATTAATAAATATTGGAACCACATCCCCTTATGCAGGGAATGTAGCGCCTGTTGGTAATACGTTAAAGTTCAAGATTATAAATTCAGCAGTTTTTGTTGGTTGAATGTATATTTGACCTACTAATTGGTTTCTGTCGATTACATCAGCTGTATTGTTTGTATCATCCATTACAACTTTATAAGCATATAATCCTTGTCTTTGTACTACTGATTCTAAATAAGGGTTAACTTGAGCTAAGAATCTGTTTCTTGTAGCGTTTGTATTTTGTTCAAATACTAAGTTATTACTTACTGAACCAATATATCCTTTTAATGCGATTAATAAACGACGAACGTTTACTCTATCTAATGATGTAGCTCTACGTTGTAATGTCTTTTGACCAAATACTACAACACCTTCTCCAGGGAATGTAGCTAATGGGTTAACATTTGCAGCATATAAAGTATCACGATCAGCTTGAGTTAATTTTCTTTCAGCTCTTAATACTGAAGGAACACCACCTCTATTTAAACCAGCTGGAGCAAACCATTCAGCACCAACTTGATCGTTGAATGCTAATACACCACCCATTACTGTTGTAGATGGAGCCCATACATTCTTACCTAAGTTTGAATTGTATAATTGAATCCAAGGGAAATATGCAGCTGAGTAGTTACTTGATTGACCAGCAGCGTTTTGTGTAGCTGTAGTAACTGAAGTTCCATAAGCACCAACTGATAGTGGAGCAAATGCATCACCTCTAGCTTCTACAACTGAAATAACTGAAGCAGCAGCAGCGCTATCTAAGCTAACAGCTGGAGCTAATAATACGTTAAATGAATATTCATCTTTATTTAATAATAAAGTTAAAGCTGTTTGATAATCAGCAACTGCAAATCCTTCCATATTAGCAGGTGTAATGTTTTCATTCATTTTTTGTTCTGCATTTGTTGCAGCAACACCACCTGAGAATGAACCACCAAATGAACCACTTCCTAGTACTGGTAAACCAGATACATAAGAACCTGTTTTGTAGTAGCCATTATTGTCGATTGAATCAACTTGTGGGTTTGGTACAGATGATACTCTTACATATTGAGAAGAGTTAGCATAAGAACCTGTAATGCTTACAAATGGATTACCATCACTATCTACTGTATAAACTGGTTTTGTGTCACCAATAACACGAGAGATATAGTTAGGTAAGTTTGGATCTAATGATAAGTTAGGCCAAGTTTCAAGATAATTCTTTTGAGCATCGTTATCACTACCTGCACGGATAGCTAAGTTAAATGTACCACTACCAGTGTTTACATTTGTAATTTCATAACGAACGTTAGTTGTGCTACCTGATGCTAAAGAACCAGCTGATAGGCTTGATGTGTTGTTCATTTGAGAACCCCAAGCTAATGTTTCAAGAGTGAAAGCGCCACTACCTGTACTTGTATTTGTTTGGTATACAGTTGCGTTTGCATAAGTTGCAACGTTTGCTGAACTACTAACAATACGAGTTACTAATAATGTTTTACCACCGTTTTGAAAATATTCACGAGCTGCTATTGAAGTTAAGTACTCGTAATAGTAACTACCACTTTTAAAAGTAGTACCGAATTTTGATTGGAATTCAGAATATGAAGTTACATAAGTTGGTATAAAAGGACGACCCAATACTGTAGGGCCTACAACAGCGGTTGCAGTACCTGCAATACCTCTTTGTACTAAACTTTGATCTGATTCATTCTTGAATACTCCAGGAGAGATAATTTTTTCTGCCATTTTTATGTTATTTTTGGAATTTTATTAGGATTGACCTAATAATAAATATCCAAAAACCACCATAAACCGCGAAAATATTATTGAGCTGGTGTTATTTCACCAGTTTCAGGATTTATTGCACCATTACCATACACTGTTTGTAAAGTAGCAACTAATGCTGATTCTTTTTGCTCAATTGTTTCAAGATCTTTAATTAAACCTGCTTTATCGTCGCGTAGTTTTGCGATTTGTCTTTCAAATGTTAAAATTTGCGTTTCAGCAACGCCAATTTCAAACACAGTTTGATTGTACTTTGATTGTAAATCTTTTACAGATTGTAATTCTTCAGGAGTTAATTGTGACATATACTTTATTTTTCCCATTTTTTGCCTGGGCAGGCGTTAGGTCCCGCAGGACTAAATACTTTTTTATTTAACGGACATCCACACAAACCACACGTGTATAAATCTAATAACTTAGTATAAGTTTTATGTTCACACGTATCGCATACAGCAGTACGCTGTTCTGCTAATAGCTTTTGTTCAGGAGTGGGTTTAGCCGCAGCTACCCACGCCTGAAATATTTCACTAAGCTTGTTCATCAGCTACAACCAATTTAAAGAATGT